GGTCCAGTACTATAAGCAAATACTTTCAGCTCTGGAAAGCAATGCTTCTTATATACACAGTAACTACATTGTGTACATAATTTCATATTACCTGACTTACCATCTGGTACAGGTTCAAAGCAACGCTCTGGTTTATCTTTACTAGAAGTCAACCATTGTAAATATTTGATGCGTTCTTTGATTGGTTTATCGTATTTGAAAGACTCAAAATGAGTACATAATGCACCACTCTGTTTATCGATAGCTAACCACCCACCTGAATCATGCCCTGAGGCTTCAGAATATGCGTGTAATTGGTCGATATATCCAAAGGGGTCATCATCCCTTAGAGTACCTTCTTTAAACTTCTTAAATCCAAAATTAGAAGTTGTCTTAACATCCATAACATTACCATCAATAATACAGTCCATAGAACCTTTGATGCCTTCTATCTCTGCTTCTGCTTGTTTGTGTGTTACTTCATGTCCAGATAACTCAGCTAATGCTAGAACTAAATGCTCAGTAGCGTGACCATATAGAAACTTCATAAGAGTTTGAGCAGTCATCTTTTCTGGTTCATAACCATTGTGTAAATACCATAGATATAAATCTTGTTTACCTATGTTACTCATGCGTAAGGTACGCTTATCTTCTTTCTCTGTGACTACATTGCGTAGCATATCTTTCATTGCTTCACCAAATTCATCTACGACTTTGTCTACATCTACTCCGTCTGCTGCTTGGTTTGTTTTTAATACTTCGTATATATCATCTACTAATGTTCTGATATTCATAACACCTCCTTAGTGTGTATCTGCCCAACTATTACCTATCTTGTACTCTGCATCTAGAGGACAGTTAAGATTGAATACCCTACCTGCTTCGACAATACTTGCTACTGCAAACTGTCCAAACATATCTGCCTGGTCTTCTCTTACTTCTGTTTGAATCTCATCATGGATGTTCCCTACAAACTTGTAATCTATTTGATAATCTTTACAATAATTATCTAGTATCACAAGTGCTTTCTTCATTACAATTGCTCCAGCTGATTGTAGCAATGTATTAAGTGCAGCATGAGAACTTCTTATGTGTAGATTCCTGCCATCTAGTCCTTTAATTTTACCACCTTCTGACTCTTTTGTAATGCGCTCTCGTAGACTTTTAAGTGCAGGCGTGTTAGATAAGAAATGCTCCTTAAGTAATCGTCCATCTTCTCTACTTCCTTTAACGATGCTTCCAATCTTTTCATCTCCTGCTCCGTAGAGGAATGCGTAGATAAAGGTTTTTGCAGCATCTCTTGATTCAAGTCCTGCAGCGTTTTGATTAGCTGTGTGTATGTCGCCATGTAATATCTCCTTAGTGTAATCAGAATCATTCATGTAGTGTGCTAGCATCCTTAACTCTAGACCAGATGCATCACAACCTACTAACTTATAGTCTTTAGGTACAATGAATAACTCTCTACATTCCTTACCATAAGGACTATTTGAAGATGGGACTTGTGCCAGGTTAGGTTTGGTATGAGTCATTCGACCTGTCACAGCCCCACAACTATTTACTGAGCCATGTATTCTTTCATCTTTTATATCTATACTATCTATCCATGAAGAAACAAGACCAACTCTTTTTTGTAGCATTAAGTACTTTGCTATTAGCTGAGCTTCTGGTATATCAACTCCTTCAAGGATTGTTTCTGAAACTTTGGGTTGTCCTGTTTCAGTAAACTCTTTTGGTTCCCATCCATAATGCATTAGGTATCTACCTATCTGTTGTCTACTTCCTAAGTTAAAAGGTGGGAGAGTCCAACATCCCCAACCTAATTCATCATCTAAGAATGCTAATGCATCTAGTTGTCTTAGGAAGTTACCAGATATTTCACCATCTAATGTGTATGGTTTACTTGGAAACTGCAATGGTTTGAACACAGGTAATGGTTCAAATACTTCATGTACTTCTTTCTCTGCATTGACCATCTCTTGTTTTAGTTCTGCTAATAACACAGTAGCTTTCTGTGAATTAAACAACCAACCATTATCTTTTTGTTGCTGAATAATCTCAGCTGTATGATGCTCTAACTTAAGTGCATCTTTAGATAGATTAGCTTTGCTTAACATATCGTATATTCTGTAGGTAACATCTACATCATTGATACAATACTCTTTCATCTTCTCAGAATAGTTATCAAAGTCATGGAAGTCTTGCTTTGGAAAATTCATTCTCTGCCCCCATGACTCTAGACTATGACCTCCCTCACGACTAGGGTTATCTAGTCTAGACATAACTAATGTATCTTCTATCTTACCTTGCCATATAAACTTAGTTAACTTCATAAGAACTGGTATGTCATAACCTATGATGTTATGTCCAATTAATGTATCTGCTTTAACATACATTAACCAGTCATAGAAGTTATTTATCTGGTCTGGTCCAAAGAACTTAGCATCCCAACTTTGTCCATAGACTTTAGCTGCGATACACCATACTTTGGTTGGTTCTAATCCATTAGCTTCTATGTCGAATATAACTTTACTCATCTTCTACTACTGTTTCATTTAATCTACCTGTTACTTGGTCATACAATAGATGTCCAGTAACTCCTGTTTCACCTGTATATCTGTTCTTTAGTATCCTAAGTGTTGTTGTGTTTCTGGTGATTGGGTCATCTGATTGTTGGTTACGCTCTAATGCAATCACCATGTTGGATAGTTGTGCAATACCTTGTGAACCTCGAAGGTGTGATAAGGATATTGCTGCACCTTCTTCATGTGATGTTCCTGGTTGTCTTGATAGATGAGATACAACAAACAATCCTATGTTGGTTTCAACTACAACTTCTCGTAGCTGAGTCATCAATGCATCTATGTTTCTACGCTCATCTACTTTGACATCACCTGACATCACAAGGTTAAGGTGGTCTAGTACAACCCACTTAATCTTCTGTGCTTTAGCCATCAGTCTGATACGAGAGATAATCTTATCAACTGATAACTCTTTACCATCGTATAGTGTCAATGCTTCTTCACCATCTGCTCGATAGAACAATTCATTGAATGCATTCTCTGCAACCTTAGGGTCTGTCTGCGCTCTGACATCATCAAGATGATATGCTCTGTCTAGATGTAAACCAACCAGTCCATCAATTGTTCTTTCAGTTGTTTCTTCTAGATGGATGATACCTACTTTGTCTTTAGTCTTAGTTAGCAGGTGATACTCTAGCTCTCTCATGACAGATGACTTACCCATACCTGTGCCTGATGTGATAGTAACTAACTCACCTGCACGGAAACCTTTGGTCATGTTGTTTAGACATACCCATGGATACTTAATTGAAATCATATCTGGTCTGTTCATCCACTCATCTTTGAGTTGAGTAGCACCGATAATATCTGATGGCATCCAGCTCTTGGCATTCCAGAATGACTCACTAATCTCTTTGATAAGTCCTGCTTGCAGCATATCTGATATGTCTTTGTATCCTTCTGGATAAGACATAATCTTTATCTTCTCTGGTGAGAACATAGCGATTGCTTTCTCTATTGCATTACGACCTGCTTCATCATCATCGAATGCTAGGACTATGTAGTCAAAGGAGTTAAGGAAATCATAGCTGCCTTGTATAGATTTCTCTACACTACCTGCACCGTTCTTTAGAGATACGACTGGCCACTTGCCATGGAATACTTCAGCAAGTGACAGTGCATCTATCTCCCCCTCTGTAATTGTTATGTACTTCTGACCTGCTTTGTATATACACTCACCAAACAATCCTGTTTCTTTGAAGTTACCTTCTGTATGAAACTTCTTAGTTGCTACCTCTCTGACTTTGTAGGCAACAACTCTACATGCTTGGTCTGTATATGGATAGTAATGTTTGATATTACCTTGGTCATCTTCTGATATTTTTACTTTGTATTGCTTGCATATATCTAGAGATATTCTACGCTCTGGTATATCTCTGTATGTACCAACAGCCTTCAACTCTTGTGACTCTTTGAAGAACTTGTGGTCTGGTTCTGATTGTGGTGGTTGATACTCTGACTCATCTGTCTTTTTAAAATAACTACAACCTTCTGCAAAACAATGCATGTGGTCATCGTAGACTGCTAGTGCATCACTACTACCACACTCTGGACACGGGTCGTGCCTTATGAATTTACTCATACCTATACCTCATTTAATTGAAAGTGCTGCTAGTCTAGACGGTTGCAGCGTACCGCTTAAGATTGAGGAGAAACATAGATACTAGACTTACCTATGAAATTTAGAA